TATATTTCACTGTCTGTTGATAAACCACCGCGCAGTTCTTCGTTTAGTTCGTTCATAACATATTGAGCTAATGCAATCTTAGTAAGTTGCATTTTAAATTTTAAAACACCTCTTCCCAAAAGCTCTCCGGGATCATCTAAATAATCATCTTGGAAAAATCTTTCGTAGTGCTCTTCTAAATTGCTCCAACCAAGCCAATAATCTATGGCAGTTGTTTTATATACATGAAAAGTACGAGGCTCTAGCCTCGCTAGACGAGATGTTATCGACATATGTTTTCTCCTTTCAAAGAGAAGGGCTTGAGTTTTCAATTCATACCCCAGTTTTCACATATGACTGTATAGATTACGGACTTGTCTGACAACTCCTAATTTTATAACATCGATTCTCAGCGACCTCGAGGTATAATGATACGTCCATCGATACTGAGGTCCACGAGAATCGATGTTTTTATCTAATGATTTCAGTTGTTTGTACCTTGTAGAATAAGCGTATAATTTACAAGGTTAGTCCTTTGCAAGGTCGCGTATTCGCTTAACCAAACGCTTTGCGCGGTTAGGAACCTGATCATGCCACCTCGAGTCGACCATTTCGTCGGCTGCGCGTTCCCAATCTCTGGCATCGACCCCAGCTTTCATGCCCTTGAACTTGCTGAGTCGTGGTCTTCCCATATTGAACATCATGTTCGCGATCACTAGCTGTGCTTCTTCTGGCAGATCGTCGAAGTCATCATACAAAACCTGACAGTCTTCGATCGTTACAGCGATATCAAGATTAAAGCGTTTACGCACCCGATCCTCTGACACGGGCGTACCAACAGGCTGACCGTATTCTGGATCGTGCTCCTTAATGAGCGCTCCGATTCCGAAAGTTGGTAGGCCTAAGTGATCTAAATATATTTCAAACTTGCAGCCTTCGTCTTCTGCAAGCTCTTCTCTTAGCTGATCTTTGTTCATTTTAATCCCCGAATGTTAGCATGTTTTTGAAAGCCTCGAACGGATCAGACCCCATCAACGCGGCTGGTCTTTTCTGGGTTGTAGGTGCGGGAGCCGCCGAAGGGGCTGGAGCGGCTCCCGCTTGCGCCACCACAGGAGGAGGTGTGGTTGCAGCAACTGGTTGTCCGAGCAAAGGTCCGAGGTCCGAGGTTGGAGCTACTTGAACCTGCGGCTCTGGTGTAGGCTCACCTAGTTTACGGCTACGAAAATCTCTTCTGATAGCATTCAACTCAGACATAGGGAGCCTGTTACCGTTCTGTCTAACACGTTTTTTGATCTCGGAACTAGGCTTAAACGGATCGAACTTACCACGCATTAGGTCACTGGCATTAGCTACCTTGTTCTTTTTTAAGGCTCTGCGTATCTCTGATTCAGGAATACCCATCCTTCTCATGTTCTCAATAGTGCGGTACATCTCGTTAGCAATTCGGAACTGTGCCTCGTTTGCGTCACGATATGTTTGAAGCGCGTTATCCGGATCTAGAGTACCTCGAGTTGACACGGCTGAGTTAAAGATTTGCGCTGCACTCTGCAATGCCCTGCCGTATTCAAATCCACGATACATTAAAATGTTGTCCGGTTTCACTTCTGTTTCTGTTATGCCAGTAAAGGCACGGAAGATTTCCTGTGCAATCATTCTTTCATTACCCGCCGGGTCAACTGTGTTCTCACTGAAAGCACGAGCAAGACGACCAAGCTCAAAGCCCGGTGCCTGTGTTTCTTTTAGCTGACCTTTGATATCGAAGGCAAGCTTCGCGCCTGCCGGAAGGAAAGCGCCAGTAATGTGAGCAAAGCTCTTGAGGACTTTATCGCCCGGAGTATCAGCCTCATCACGGTAAACCTTGGCACCAGTTTGTGTGACACCGTTTCTGATTGTGGTGTCTAGCAGGCGCTCACTCAGAATTGACTCTCCTGCAAACGGCTCGAACATCTCAGCCACAGCACCCATCACTGCATCTGTCGCGATCTTCCCTGTATCTGACCCCATATCCTCGCCCTTGCTAACTGCATTCATGATTGCACGAGCGGGCTTTGATAGGTAACTGTACGGGTTTGTGTAGCTGTAGTTTGTGTATCCTGTAATTATTGTTTCGCCGTCAGCGTTCTTTTTTGTACTGGTTGGAAGCAGCATAGAGTTTACTTCCCACGGCGCACCATTCTCACGGATAGCATCAATCTGTTCTTGCGTTGTGCCAGTAAGATCAAGAGCCATCTTTTGTAACGCGGTTGGTACAACCATTGTGGTTGTGGTGAAGCCCATCAAACGACGCATGCCGATCTCTCTGATCTTAGCGTTTGAACTGGCGAGTTCATCAAGAGACTGTTTAAATGTGTTTGCACTTGTGCGTAGGATCTCAGCCGGAAAGGCGATGAAGTTACCAACAGGTAGCTTACGAAGCTCTCGAATAACTTCTGGCACACGCTCGTAGTTTGGCACAGTGTTCTTCACAATATCCGCAGCGTACTGGTCCGATGACTTGCCAGTAGCAGCAAGAACCTGCTGCTCAGAGCCGAGAGCCGAGATTATCTTGTTCTTTTCAAACTCGAAGTTGTAAACCTTCCACACATCGTCACCTCCCTGATAGAGATCACGAGCGCGTTTGTTAATGCTGCTGAGAAACGCTCCGGGCTTGCCACGTTTAAATGTCTGTTGAAAACCACCAGTAGATGGAATACCTGCCACATCCTCTGTTGCACCTTTGGTTACACCAAGACCCTCACTGATCAAGCGATCCATTTCTTTAAGCTGAGTCTGAGTACCTACCACACCAATTCTCTGAAGATTGTTGTAGTAGTTTGCTTTGTCAGGTCTCTTAACAATGTTGTCCCAGACAACGCCAATGGAGTCAAACAGGTTTGCACCTGCGCCGACGTTGCCCTGTGCCATAGCAAACAAGCTAGATGAGGTGAAGTTACGCACTTGTGTAACCGGAGACAGAACAGTTGCTCCGTACTGTGTAATACCCTTACCACGCAAGAAGCCAGAATATGCAGCCCTCATAACCTGCGCCACATCATTTGTGTTGCCCTTGGTCTGCATAGTAAGGTCTTTGTATATGTTGTTTCTTGCGTACACGCCATCTTTAATCGAGCCGAAGCCCTCTCCAAGCTGCGTATATTCTGCTTGAGCCGTCTTAGGTAGCCTCTTCCAAGCCTCCTGACTAACGAACATACCAGAAGCATCGTCAACAAGTTCATCGCCAATGAATCGGTAGAACCTGTCAGTCGCTACAAACTCAGCCATATCGGCAACGGTGGACACAAGAGATTCCTGTGGATCCTTTACCTCACCCAGTAATGCCCGTAGCTGCTGGTTGTTAGCTTGACGAGTTTGAAACAAACCTGTTCTAAGCCTGTTCTTTGCAACAGTCTGACTGGTAGAAAGACCTTTGGTCTTTAACTGCCTACCTGAATACTGAGAAACAAAGTCATCGGTCAGTCTTTCGGCTGCTTCCTTTGTCAGGACCTGACGACCACCCTCTGTTAGAATGTCTGTGCCTTCTTCCAGAGTAGTGCCAATCTCTTTTGCAATGTTCTTTGCAGAATTGACAGACCTTTTGAAATACTCAATCGTATCTGTTCGTGCTTGTGTGAACTGACCCGACTTTATGTACGACTTGTCTTCAAAGATTTTGTACCTACGACGTAGGTACGAGCCGATGTTTTCTTCAATGATCTGTGCAGCCTGTTTTTCAGAGCCGACAAGATCTTCTCTTCCAAGGTACGCGGAGTTTTTTATCTGTTTTGACAATCGGTCAACTTGCACACGAGCTTTCCGTGCCGCCGACTGCATTTCTTTAGGCAACATCTTTAATGGGCTAAGACCTTGTTCTTTAGCGGCCTGAACAAACGCATCTTCTTTTGTGAGGTATGAATAGAAACTATTAAGAGCAGACTCTTTTGCCAACGGAGAACCGTCGGCGAGAACATTCTCTGAGTTCTTCAACGCGGCGTCAATGCCACCCTCTAGTTCCACGAGTGTTCTTGCCACCTGACCCAGTTCAGCGTCAACCTCTCCAGTCATTCTGGAGCGCACCTCAAATAGTTCTTGTGACAGATTACCTCGAGAACGGAAGGCTGCAAGGGTGCTGTCCACTAAAGGGTGTTCGGCTGCAAGTTTCTGAACACCCGCACCAACTGCCTCACCCACGCTTTTAACTGCACCTGCTACCGGGGCGACAACAGGAGTTGCAACCTTTAGTGTTCCTTGCCCGACAAGACCAAGGGCTTTTAGGATGGGGTCAACAGCGGCAGTCGCTCCCATTGCCTCAAGGCCGATCTTCATCTTGTTGCCTATCTTAGCAGCGGCAGCTTCTCTGCCCTCAAGACCTACAGTGTCTGTGGTCTGCGTCACACCGCCACCAAAGAAATCACCAAGTGTTGTCACACCATCTGTAGCAACAACAGCATCAGTCACACCAGCAGCGCCAACTTGTGCCGCCTTTTTCGTGAGCGTAGATACATTTTTTAATTTACTTAGCTTGCTTACAGCACCAGCAGCGCCCAAGCCGGGGATCACAAACTGAGTTACAACCTCCGCAATCTCACCAGCAGTTCCTTCTGGATCGATACCTGCCATCTCTCGGATGCCCTCGGCGAAGTCTGTTACTTCTTGCGTGTAGTTAGTGTCCGCAATAAGATCAATCGCAGAAGCTCCCAGTTCCGCGATTCCCTGTGGGATAGCAATCAATCCAGAAGCTATGCCCTCGGCTATCTCTTGTGTTGTTGATTCTTGTGTCTCGGACACGGGTTCGGGAGCAGCAGCTTGCTGTTCTGTTACATAGGAAGATATGTACTCAGCAGCTTGTTCTTGTGTGGTGCCTTCAGGGAACTCAAAGTCAGTGCCTTGATATTCAAAAGTTACGGGCGGCATGTACTACCCCTTACTTAGCTGTCAGTTGTGACGGATCTACCACTACTTTTTTAGATTGTGGCGGTGCGCTGGATATTTTCGCAGCGACAAACTTTTGAAATTCATCTGCGCCCATATCTTTAATAAGCTCAGTTACAGCACCAGATTGAGACAAGAGCCAAGCATCCATAGTAGACATACCAGCGCCAACCAAACGACGGTAAGAAAGAGTTGTGTCAGTGGCCTTACCTTTAGTTGCCTCTGCTGCTTTAACAGCAATATAAGCTTCGGTGTCACTCATTTCTTCGCCACGAGCTTCCGCATTATTTTTAAACAGATTCATAAGTTTGAATGTGTCGCTCTCGGGTTTGATTGCAGCTAGCTCTTTTTGAAGATCCGCTTTCTTATCAAAGATGCTGTCTTCCTGCTCAATTTTTAAACCAAACAGCGCCAGATTTTGCTCGAAGCTATTCGCAGCCAACTGTTCTTTAGACGCAATATTTGCAAGAGCTATTCTTTCAGCAGAACTTGTTTGAGCTTGTGTTTGAACAATTGCTGTGGCAAGTCTTTGACCTTGCATCTTCTCTTCATGCAGTCTCGCAATTCTATTTTCCTCGGCCTTAATTGAAGCCGCTTTTTCACTTGTGATTTCTGCTCCAACCTCTTCCGCTGCCATCATAGTTAGTGCGCGGTCTTCTTTGGTAATAGCTTGTGCTTCCTCACCAACGGCTTCGCCGTAACCTTTTAGCCCACCAGCAAGACCTTTAGCAATGTTAGTCATAGCATCTGGACTTTCGCCAGCGGCAATCAACAAACCAGTCATCATAAGGTTATAGCTTGCGTCTGTGCGAACGTCTTTCTCACGCTCTCCAAGAAGACTTTGTAGCACGGCCTTGCGTTTCTTAGTACGCTCTTCGCGAGTACCTGTAATACCAAATGTTTTGTCTACACCTTTTGCTTTTTCCGCTTCCGAAGTGGCAGAAGTTTCTCCCTGTAAGATTGCTAAAGCCTGATCAATCACAGCGTTACCTGTGGTAGCCGCCAAGGCATCCTTTGATTTATTGTCAAGAGAACCAACAGTCAGGTTGTTGATAACATCAGGGGTTAGAAGAGTTTTAACCCCATCTTTCTTTGCTCCCGACTGTTTTGCCCCAACATTACCAGCCTCTTTCTTAGCGTCTGCTGCCGCAGCGTCCTGAGTAGGTGTTGTTGTTGCTTTAGCTTCAGCCAGAACTTCGGCAGGAGTTTTAGCGACCTCTAAAGGTAACCCGTCGGCTAAGTTTAGGTCTCCAGTACCATACATATTTTCATAGTTCAACGCATCCGAAACAAGGGGAGAAACCGGCGCTGATGTCTCACCAGTTTGTGGAAGCAGCATAGATGGGTCTGTTAATCTGTCAGACTGTTCCGCAGCAGTACCCATAAGCGCTACAGTTTCTGCTTGGTTCTTTGCAAGAACGCTAAAAATACCTTCTTCCGTTGGAGAAGTTACACGAGCCGATCCAACGAGAGAATCAGTTGTCGCAGCAACAGGTGGCAAACCTCTTGCCGCCCTGATTTTATTCAACGTATCTTGGGACATAGAAGAGCCGATTCGACTCATTGAATCAACACTGCTGTCCATTGTAGTTGAGGGTTTGAAATCTGGCGGGCTTTGCACCGACTGAGGAGCCGCACTCGCATCTGATCTAAACATATCTAGCATGTTTTTAAATGGAGAATCTGGTAAAGGTCCCTCAACATCTTTTAGCGCAGGTCCCCTAACTCGTGTCAACTCGTCAAAGCCTTCGCTTATTGCAGCGCCGATCTTACCCGGCACTGCCTTTAGTGCTGCGCTGCGCTCTTGTCCTCCAGCAGATTGACCAATTGGATTCCGGTTGGTAGCGTCACTTAAAGCGTTGCCAAGGTTTACATCACCAACTTGAATCAAAGGCACACTATCTGGACGAAGAGAATCAGCAAGATTAGAGGCTGCACGTTTTACCACATCTGGGAATTTGGGGTCGCTGGCAATTCGCCGCAGAGAAACAGAATCTCCCTGCTTTTGTAACTGCTGTAGCTCTCCCATAATTGTTTGCAGGTTTACAGCGCCACCCTGATTCATACGCAAAGGTTGGCGCTGGGCTGCCACGTTGGCTAACTCAGGTGACGAAGCAAGGATGCCCATTGGCTGTCTTGAAACACCGGGCTGCTGAAACATTCTGCGATATAACGGGTTCATTTATTTACCCCCACTAAGCCAGTTCATAAACCCACCGCCTTGCTGCGATGCTCCGTAGGCACCGAGGCCCGCGATACCAAGACCTGCAATTTGTGACAGTGTGCTTGGTGGCGGTGTGGTGGTAGAAGATGTTGTCTGCTGCAATGCAGGCACACCACGGAAGATGTCTGACAAGAAGCCAATCTCTTGGTACGGCAATGACTGTTGCTGCAACAAGTTTTGACGAGCGACATCCAGACCCTGCTGAGATGTCTGCTGTGTAAGACCACCAATACCAAGCAGTGTGTTAATGTCCTGCACACCCATTTGCTGCGCCTGTGCGCCGAGACCAGCCTGCAACTGTGCTGCTTGTTGTGCTGCCTGCTGCGCCTGTGAGTAGCCCTGCTGACGAAGCTGCCCTGCTGACCGAGCCTGTTGCTCCATTGTAGCACGGCCTAGTTCTGCACCAGCTACTGCTGCGCGAGATCCACCAAAGGCACCCTGACCTACGGCCTGTGCCCCAAGCTGTTGTTGCTGCATCTGACCAGCGCGACCAATGTCTTGCATAGTCTGTTGAACAACTTGGTTCTCATAAGGATTAAAGAACTGAGAGACACCGCCCGGCGCTGCATATTGTTGCGCTGCCTGAAGGTATGGCTGATATGCGCCTACACCTGCGGTGGCTTGACCAATGGCCTGCTGCTGTTCTGCCGACAATCCAGCAAGCTGCTGCGGCGCATAAGGCATGCCTGTACCTTTGAGGGCCGATGCTTGTGCAAAGATATCCTCAAGGAACTTTTCCTGAAACGGCGCTAGCCGTTGGGTAACTTCTTGTGTTTGTGTTGCCATTACGCTGTGGCCTCCAATTCTGCCATCATATCATACATTCGGGCTGCTCCGATATCCCTATCTCC